ATTAATATCAAAACCCGCTACTACAGCGGGTTTTTTATTTGTCCTTTTCTTACACTTGCCGTTTTACTTCCTTGCATTAAAATTCAATATTTATCAGGTGATTGGAACGGCATTTCATATCCTAAACTTCTCCCGCATTTCCCAACGACATAATCAATGCCTTCATAAATGCCAAACATTTCCAATCCCGCCTTGGTAGATGGCAATGTTCTAGATAAAGCTTGCTGATATGTTTCGCAAACAATAACGCCAGTGGCGCGTGGCATTTGTTTAACAGCCTCTTTCACAAACCAACCAAGTATTGTTGATTTACCAGAACCACGAGCCCACTCCAAAACAATGGTTTTAATCCAAACCCATAGGTTGATTTTAGGATTAAAAACCTTTTTACTCGTGATAGAAATGGTACTTATTTGAGCAAGATTGAGCTCGATTTCGTTATTCTTCTTCATCTTCCTCGTCGTTTACTTCCTGATAATCTATATCTTCAACATCAAGATCGTTGAAATCAAGCGAACCACCATCCGAGCGAGCTTCGATGGCTTTGAGAACCGATGGATGCACTTTCAAGATATAAGTTTGTGCTTTTAGTTTATCCGGATCAAAGTTTGGATCAGAATCTTTGTCGAAACCACCAATTTTAATTCTTTGCGCGATTACCTTCAATTCCAATGCTCCATCACCTTGCTTTATAGCACGTTGTTGCAATCGCATCAGATCTTCTTCAATAAGGTAACGCTTGGCATCTTTATTGTTTTTGAGGATATCTCCAAAAATAGCCAACGCACTGTTGATATATCGATACGCTTGAGCACGACTAGATCCATCATTGACCATTACCGACATAGCCTGTTCTTTCGAATGATAATTAATCATCAAATTCCAAGCTTTATAAACTTTGATACGGATTTCGTCTTGATAAGGAGTAAGTTTTGCACGCTCTTCTCCCTTCAGATAATACTTCCGTATCTTATCTTCTGTAGTTTGTTTTTTACGAACGATCACAGCATTAGAACTCATAAATATTGAATTTTAATGCAAGGAAGTAAAACGGCAAGTGTAAGAAAAGGACAAATAAAAAACCCGCTGTAGTAGCGGGTTTTGATATTAATTAAAAGTTACAAGAATCATATTCCCATAATTTGAATTTATGGTTTTTTTTAAAGGATATAATTTTCAATTTAAATTCTTCTTCAGAAGGATAAACTGATCTATTAATTATTACAGAAGGTTGCTCCACTATTGGAATTTGAACAACATCTAAATGAAAACTATCAAAATCAGGACACATAGCAATGGCTTTTTCTATAATAAATACAGAAAGTGACTTAGGTTCTTCAGAAGAAAAAGACTTAAGCCATTCAGCTTGATTTTCAATTAAGTTTAATTTTTCCATACATCAAATATACAAAAATTATTCAAAATACTGATCAATCTCAACTTTATCCAGGATAACACCATTTTTCAATAACTCAAACTCCAAATGGTTCTCCCGCATATATTTCACCCAACGCCTCACATCGACATCTACATAACGTGGATCTAGTTCGATGCCTCGACATTGTCTCCAGTTCATTTCACAAGAAATCAAAGTGGTACCGGAGCCAAGGAAAGAATCGCCAACGATATCACCTTGCTTGGAACTATTTCTCATAAAATAAGTAAACAATCCAACAGGCTTCATTGTAGGATGGTCTTCACTTCGCAATGGTTTATTGAATTCAATAACGGTAGTTTGTTTCCGGTCCGAATACCATTTGTGAGCTGCGCCTTCTTTCCATCCGTAAAGACAAGGCTCATGCTTCCATTGATAATCCTGTCTTCCCATCACGATGCCGTTTTTCAACCAGATAAGGCATTGAGCCAGTTTATATCCGGCATCCTTCAGCGCATTTCTAAAGTTCGCACCTTCACTGTCAGCGTGAAAAACATAAATTCCAGATCCTGGTTTAGTATGATCACAAGCTGCTTTATAAAATTCAAAAAGAAAAGTATAAAAATCAGATGTCGACATTTTATCATTTTTTATTTGGAGACGTTCTTTAGTACCTCCGGTATAATCTACATTATACGGTGGATCAGTCAGAACCAAGTCAAACAACTTTCCTTCAAGAAGCGTGTCATATACTTCATTAAATCGACTATCGCCACAAACCACACGATGCACGAGCTTCTTTTGTTTCGAACGCATCTCATAAACATCACCCAAAATACTGATCGGTTCCTTGGGTGGTTCTGGATCAAACTCGGACTCTTCCTCTGACTGAAGTTCCATTGGCAAATTATCCTCCGGCATTGGAATATCCTCCACATTTAAACCTAAAGACAATAGATCAATATCACTAAAAATAGCGTTCAAAATATCAATATCCCATTCTCCAGTTGGTACATTCGAACGGATATTGTACTCTTTGAATTCCTGTTCTGTCAGTTCCCGGTTAGGCACTCGAACATCGATAAACTCTTCGCCACGTCCTATTTCCATTAAAACTACGACACGCTGATGCCCGGCAATAATCACGTCATTCGTGTTTATAGCGGGAATTTCGGCAAGGTTGTATTTTTCCAGACTCTCACGGAGTTTCTGTTTTTTATCCTCAGTAAGTTTTCGAGGATTGTATTCGTAAGGAATCAGGTCCTTAACTTTTCTTTTTTCGGTTGACCACTCCAATGGAGCTAATAATAATTCACTCATCTTTCAATTTTTTTCTAACAGTTTCTAAATCAATTTTCAGCTGCTCCAACTGCTCCAGCTTTCGATTCAGCAAATTCAAAACCGTTCTGTCTTCTGGAGACGCTTTCACACGCTCTTGAATACCTAGAATCGTTTTTTCTCTTTTGCTGATGCTAGACTGAAGGTTATCTCGGAGCATCACTAATTTATTTCCAGAAACCTGAGAGAAATCTTCGTGACTTTCGGTAGGCATAATCCGGTTGTGGTCTTTCCAGTGACCGAGAATCATCCAAGCACGATCAATCCTGGTCCACAGATCATCGAGTTGAATAATTAGTTTAAGCGCATTCTCTTCGTCATCGTCTGGCGTGGCGTTCAATTGGAATTTCAACTCACACGCTAGATAAAAATCACTGATCCTTTTACGATAAGTCGAGTGTAGTTCCGCAGGATAATCGGCCATCGTTTCCTTATGAAAAGAAACCGCTGCCGATGCTTTTATAATTTCCTGCAATAAAGGCTCTGGTTTGGGCTCGATTATTGGCACAGCGACAATTTTTTCCTCTTTTGGTACAATTGTGCTTTTGCCAGATAATAACACCTTTTTGAGCTCGTATTTAAGTTTCAGGAAATTGGAAGAGTTCTCTCTGGCAAAACTTCGCAAAAGATTAGAGTTGCACGTTGGCAATTGGCTGTAAAGCTTCAAGCCATCAGCATAAGAACCTTGAGAAGTAAACCACGATTGAATATCCATATTTACAGAAAAGAATTAAATACTAAATACATCCATATAAAATGAAAAATCTGATCAACAATAAAATGTCCCCAAGGAAGTGTTGTTTGATTTAATTCAGATTGAAATAATCTAAATGTTTTGCAGTACCAACGAATAAAACCCGTCCTGTCTTGAATCCAATGTTGTACAGCAATTAAAATGAATTGAATCCAGTTTAAATCAACTAATAAAAAAGGAATCATATAAAAAAAGATATGTACTGTACAAATAAAATTACTTCTCTTTTTACCAACAGCCATCCAATCATTTTGTAACAGAAAATCTCCAATAAAGTGAGCTAAAACATAGGATATATTCATAATTTAAAACTTTTAAAAAAAGCTCCGAACATCGAGTCCGGAGCTTTTCACCAAATTAACTAACCAAAAAAAATTATACTAACTCAAAATCTTCTGGAACGGTCTGTATTCGAAAACTATTGTCGACTACTATTTTATTTGAAATTTTATCCTTCGCCTTATAAATATCGTAATCGGCTGCTGGATTGATTTTAGTATAATTTTCATAAATCACTGGCCTATAAAACAGAGCCAAGTCAATGAGATTGATACTCGAATCATAATTGAAAGTTTGTCTCTGGACAGATTCATTGCTTTGCAAATCAAAATCAGAAACAACAACATTTTCTACGTTCAAAACAGGAGATGCAAAAAACTCTTGAGGTGTTTGAATCGTAATGTTTTCATAATTGATCATCGGATAATGATCGGGCAAAGTCTTTGCCGACAAACAAGAGAACATCAGTCCTATTGCAATAATTAACATTTTTTTCATATCTGAAAGGTTTAATTGGTTACTTAAATTCTGCAATCTTAGCCTTAGCCGCTTCCTGAACTTTTTCGCTTTCAGGTTTTGCCAATGCCAAAATTTCAACGTCTTCGATGCGTTTGGCTTTCTGAATCAACAGAATGATTGCTCCTTCTGTCTCTTTTTTGAAAAGCTTTTCCGCACCAGGCTTTAATCCCAAATGTGCAAATCCAGTCTTGAAAACTTCAAGTGAATTATTCGGGATTCCGGTGCGTAAATCAAACCTTGCGCCGTCATTCAAGATGAAGGCACAAGGAATAAGTAGATTTACTATTTCAAAATACTTCCGCATTTAGACTACTGTAGGAAGCTGAAGCGTGCTTTCATACACAATTGGCACACAATACGATTCAATCGAAAATTGAACACCTTTGTCATCCTCACCACCTTTACCGGTAGTTCCTTTAACTTCGGTAATGTATGCTGGATTGAATTTGTCGCCAATCAATCTTTTTTGTCCGTTACGCTCGGCAACGCAAAAAAGCATTGGTGTGTTCAATCTAGTTCGGATAAAACCCAAAAGCCTTTTGTCGTTTCCGGCAACATAAAAAGAAAAAAGTGATTTTAATTTTTTGTTTCCTTTGTTTCCTCCAGCTTCCAACTGAACTTCTCCAGTATCAGATTGCACGACAATTTTTCCAAATCCTTTTCCTGCTGTAAAAACAATCGGAGAAGCTACTGCAACTGCTTTTTCATAAGTGAAAGTAGGATCGTCAAAATTGATGGGCATCGGGAAAGTAGTAATGTCGCTATGAATTCCATAGTAAACACCAACTTCTGAAACTCCCGCCTGTAATTCGGCATTTAGACATTGGTCTAAATCTTCAACCGCTATATTTTCAAAACAAGCCATATCTTTATTTTTTTATTGGTTTAACATAACTTAAATTCCCAGAGATCATCAAATCCATTGCATCTTTATCAGCAATCCATTCTTCCTGTGTTTTTACAAAACCCATAAAACGGAAAGAAGCTGGAGCATTAGCAGCAAAACCATATTCAACATCTTTGAATTTGATTGTTTTATCGGTTTTACCGTCAGCAACAACTTCAATTTCTAAAGCATCAGTTGTCATTTGAGATTTTAAATATTCTGCTAAATCCTCAGCAGATAATTCTTCAAATCTTTCAAAACCAATGGTTCCTTCAATAAGAACATGTGCTTTTTTATTGAATTCATCAACTAATTGTTGAGCTTCAATAGCTTCTTCAGTTGCCAAAATTTCAGCAGCTAAATCTTCTTCGGTAATGTCTTCCGGGAAAACAATACCTAAATCTTTCGCTTTCATCTTTAATGCGGTGAAAGCTTCGATTTTACCTTGTGCCACACTAATTGCTTTGGTCAATTGTGCAGCAGTAAGAGACTCGGCATTCTCAATGCCGAGCTCTTTTGCTATTTCTAATGATTTTTTATCCATTTTTCTTTAAAAGAATTAAAGTTCGTGAGGATAGTATTTTGCCATTTTACCAGCATCACCTAAACCTCTTACAGTTCCAACAAAATCAGCAACGCAAACCGCTTCATTTATCAAGAAATCATATCCTTTCCAAAACTCCATGAACAATTTCACTTTATAGTCTTGAACCTGCACATCTGTGAATTTTGGTGGGTTGTCGATGACATCCAACAAATTCAACATATTGCCGTCAATCGTAGAGAAGATCACATCATCTGCAAGATTAGACAATCCAACTAATTCTCTTTTTCTCAAAGGAGATCTAGTTTTGTCGCTGTCGGCAAAATTTGGACTCAAGTTGAATTTAGTCATATAATCCACCTCGAATCTTTCCAAGTTATTTTCAGACATGAAAATAGTTTTGGTTTTTTCTTTCAACAATTTTGGAAGACCACGTTCGTATGACAAGATTACATCATAGATGTTGTTGTCAACAATAGCATCTACTGGAATTTTAAACACTGGTCTAGCGGTGTTAGCCAACGCTAATTCAATGATTTTGTTCCATCCGTTCAAAGAGAAACCAAACGCTCCAGAAGCAGTAACGACATTGTACTCTCCAATCAAAGAAAGCAACTCTAAATCGTCCTGAACTTGAACCAACAACCAATCAACGATTGCTTTCGAAATCATTTTATCAGTTGGAGCTTTGTCTTCTTCGTACCAATCAGCCAAAGCTGTTGAAAGTACGTCAGCAGGTACAAATCCGTAATTCACTTTTTGATGGTAGTTTTTCAACTCTTTATCAGCAACTGAAAAAGTTCCTAATTCTTGCCATTCGCTTTTGAAACCTTGCACAACGTGAGTCATGATTGAATCAAGAACTTGATAAGTTCCTTTAATTTTAGTCACTTTACGACAGTAATCATCTACTCGAACTTTTACAGCTCTAGCAAAATCTGCCTTAGAAACCCCTTTGTTTTGAATTACAAATCTTTGTAATTCAGCCGCTACTAGCGTAATGTTAATTCCCGCCATCTCTTAAGATTTTAAAGATTCATATATAGAAGAGCTCTCTGCTTCTTCCTCAAAAGAATCACCTGCTGCTTGTGCCACAGTTGGTTTTGCTCCTGATTGTTTTCCGTATTCAACTACTTTTGCGCCAAGCAAAGTAGCTTTTTCTTCTGGTGTAGCCGTAGCTTCAACAGTGGCAGTCAATCCAGCAGTCGCAACAGCTGTATCAATTGCAGTTTCCAATGCTGACACACGGCTATTGGCTGTGGTCGCCTTTTCGGTGGCAGCAGCAAGAGCCGCTTCCTGTCCGGCTAAATTGCTCTCAAGCAATTCGAGTTGTGCCTCCGTGATCTGTACTCCTTTGGCTCCTAGAATTTCAGAAACGGTTTTGATACCTTCTCCTTCAATACCAAGGATTCCCTGAAGCACAGGAAAGCTCTTTGTGTTTGACATAGATTGATTTTTATTATTAATATTTGAATTTGCATTTGCGAGTTCGAAAACTTTATCGACGGCATCTTGAAGCGTGCCTATAGCATCAATAAGTTTTTTGTCTAAAGATTCCTGAGCGTTCCAAGTTCCACCTTTGAAAACGGCTTCGTCAATTCCTGGTCTAACAGCTTTGATATCATTAATGAATTCTTCAGCGATTGGATCCAACTCTGTTTTGATGTAGAGTTCCGGATTGCCTTTCAACAATTCTTCGAAAGCTTTGTTTTTTTCGGTCGATTGCGTGGCATATTCTGTGATCAGTTTGGCTCCTTGTTTTTCGTAAATTCCTGTAAAATCAATGAAAGAAACCATCACACCAATACTTCCAATGGCATCGGCACGTTTATTGGCGATGATGTGAGAAGTGGCAGAACCTATGTAATAAGCTGCCGAACACATCAAACCATCGGTATAAGCCACAACTGGCTTTCCGAAAGAAGATAAATAATCATAAAACTCAGGAGTTCCTGAAACTTGGCCACCACCTGAATCAATATCGAGAACCACTCCTACACATTTTTGATCCTGTGCATAAGATTGCATTCTTCGCATTTTCGATTTTGTGCCGCTTGGTCCACATTCCTGATCGTATTTATAAATAGGATCTTTCAAATTTATTACGGCAACATATTCGTCCTGGTTGTTTCCAGAGTCAAATCCTGAAGCTGCAACTAATTCGGCTTTTCTATTCGAAAGAAAAATATCTGGTTCGCGTTCCTCCGACTTAATGGCTAAGTTTTTACCTTCCAATATTGAAAACAAAGAAGGTAACAAAGAATGGCCGTATGGCTTATCAATAAACCATCGGCCGTTGATTAAAGAATGTAGATTTTTTACGCTCAAAATGTAAAAGTGTTTCGTTAGATTTTTTAACGATACAATTTTACTGCGATAACTAAGGTTTTAAAAGGACAGTCTTTTAAATGGAAACCTTAGAAAAATAAGCATTTCCACGGCAAGTAACCGTATAACCATTATCGGCTTGTGGATTTACTGAGTTGTCATCATTATACAAAAATTCGAGTGGCATCTCGTTAGATCCTATAATAATCTTACCATAATTATGATGCAAAACCACAATTACCTTTCTATTGACTTTGCGTTCCAGTTGCGCTTCGGTCTCTGGAAGTTGGTTATTGATCGAAATTTCTATTTTGTAATCCTTCAAAACTCCCGCATCAGTCATTTTGCTAGTCGCTGGATACTTGATGTCTTCCGGCAATGGAATTATTACAAGTGCCAAATCCTCGTCAAAAGTGATGTCACGCTTTTGCAACACATATTTCATAGGATAAAAAACGTCTCTGGCATCTAAGATCGAAATCTTGTTTATGTTTTTGTAATTTTCGGAAGTAAGTGCGTGAATCATAATTTCAAAATATCAATTAATTAATGTATAAAAGCCGAAAAAATGGTGGACAATTTCGGAAAAACTTTTTTTGTCCACTTATGCTGATTTTAAATTTCTTGATAAATCTTTGACCAAAGTTTCAAATTTAATATCATCCTCTTCTAAATTGTAATTGAACAAAAATTGCTTCAAAGATGTTTCCTTTGGAATATGGTTTACTCTATAATTTAATCCTACATAAGTTCGCATTTCCTCCCGGAAGACGTCATCTACACGAGTATTGAACTTTCTTATGATCTGGCAATCCAGATAGACTCCCATCTTCTCCATATATCGCATCGATATTTCAACCGGGAAAGTATAGTCGTCATTGACGGCCTGAAAATCAGAATAATTCTTCGAAAGAATGTCCAAAACCATCGAACCAAAGAAATCACTCTTTGTTACCACTAATTTTTCACCTACTTTATTCTGCAAATACTTGTAAACGTGGGGCTTTACAGGGAAATTAATTATAATAGCAGTTCTTTCGCTCATAAAAAATGAATTAAATTATTTTTTTCAAAAACAAATATACATAGATTAATTGACTTTTTTTGAGTTTTTTAGTTCCACAGTTCCACATTCTGAAAATCAGGCAGTTAAATAAAAAAGTATCGTGGAACTTGATGGAATTTGTGGAACTGTTACAATAGAGTTCCACAAGTTCCACAAATTGAAAACATTGAAATTTTAATGTAATTATTTGATTATTATATACTTATATACTATTAAAAAAAAATTGTGGAACTGTGGAACTGTGGAACCGTTTTTTGTCAATATTTTTCACACTCTCTCTTGCATAAACTTTTTTCCAATTGGGGGTGCGGGGGAAAACCAAAAAAAAATGAAAATTTGAAATTAATTTTTGATTCTATTCGCACTAACCCCGGATAGATCTCGAACATTAGGTTCCACAGCTCCACTGTTCCACATCTTGGCGATAACTTTTTACTATTGGGGGTGCGGGGGTAATTTTAATTACTGACTGATGGCTGCATTTAGGAATTGCATAGTGTTTGTCCAGATTTTAATTACTGACCGCTAGAGGCAAAAAAACCACGCTTGTAGGCGTGGTTTGTGATGGGATAATAATGCTTTTGGAATGTCTAAAAATGTGATGGAGAAAAATCAGGATCCGAATAGTGATATGTCGTTTTCGTGGTTCCGAACTTATGCTTGACAGTTATTGTTCTTTTTGTTTTTTTGACAACTATACATTCTCCTTTTTCTCCGTGTTTGAATTTAAATCCGATTTCTACTTCTTGTATTTTCATCGTTTTTTAAAATTATTTTTAGGTTTACCAATGAACTTACTGGGTTCATTTTCGTAAAATTTATGTTTATCAGTCCAAGTATCAAATGAATCATCCTTGAGGTTATGAAAGGGAATAGATTCGGATTCAAATGGACTTTTATAGGCCTGTTTTACACCCGAAATAATTATAATTCCGGGATACTGAGCGGCAATTTCCATAATTAACTCAGCGGTGATTCTGGAAGCTCCTATTAGCAAAATCTTGCGGCTCATAATTCCTAATTTAAAATTTGTTCGTGATATCTGTAGATCATTCTCTTTGCAGTTAAATACAAGCTTCCAAAATTTGGTAGTTGCATTAAACGATTTGAGTGTTTTGGATCAAAAACCTTATCTATAAACTGGGTGATGTATTTAGAATCCGTGTCTTCAGGAGTTGGCAATCTACCTTCGTGCATTTCTCTAAAAATCTCAACTGACATCCAATTATCAGTCGTGTCACTCCATTCAGAGTGAGATTCGTTAATGTTATATTTTTTGAATAATTCAATTTTTGTTGTTGGCATAATTTCTAATTTGTTTACTTACAAAAAATCTAAGGAAACCTGGTCAATAGAATAATTTGTTATTAAAATTTCAGTTCTTCGGTTTTTAATATTTGACCGTTCACGTAGGTAAATAATTTTCAAACCTCTTTTTAAAGCTTCAGCAACTACATAAGGATGATCAAACTCTGACATTGCAGACTTTATTCCACATGTTAACATAAGATCAAGGCAATCTGTAGTGTCTATTTCTTTCCATTTAGGAACTCTATAATAATGTTCTGTTCCTAAATAAATCGGATCTAAATAAACAAAGCAATGATTTTTGTCATTTAAACCCTTAGTGAATGATATTGCTGGAATCACTTCCCTAAAATCACGGCTCATTATTTTTACATTTTGAAGCTTATTGAAAGTAGCGGTTAGATTGTCCAGAATTGAATCTTTTGAATTATCTAAACTGGCACGTAAAGTATCACCCTTCCCCATATATGTAAAATTTGAAAGGAATAGAAAACGAACAGCTTTTTTTATTGGTTCAGTTTCGCGGTTTTTCTTCCAGTACTTGATCAAACTTTCTGATATTGGAACGATCTCAATTTCTCTACGCAATTGCTCGAGGGAGTTTTGAATTGTTAAATACAAATTTGTAACATCATCATCCAAATCATTTACAATTGCATATTTAGGCTCAGGTAAATAAAAAAAACTGCCTCCAGCTCCAAAAAACAATTCAATACGCATTTTATGTTTTGGAAAATATTTGGCTAAATCTTTCTTCATTCTTCTTTTATTTCCTAATCTAGTTAGCACCATAATTCCTATTTCGTTTTAAATTGTTCTAATTCCCGCTCACGGGTTCTTTGTTGGTTCCTCACATAAAATATCTTTCTTCCGGATAAATCTTCAGCAATTGCAGCGAAAGCTTCACGAGCGTGGCCGCATTCTTCCTTTGAGGTGCAATTGCTGAAAATCAAGGCTATTTCTGTAAATGAATACATTAGATCGCTTTTTCAATCTTCCATCCCTCGATGGTATTCATAACGATAACATCTCCAGATGGGCTCGTCCATTCACGGCCTTTGAGGTTGATGGCTATTTTTACCTTATCACCCGGTTTAAAGATGTCCATAGCGTTCACACGATCCTGTGTAAATTGGATGGCCAACGTTTGAGGAAACGGTTCCTCAGTCGTGACGATCAGGTTTCGGGTTTTAAACTTCTTTTCTCCCACTTCTTTGATGTCTTCTACTCTTTTGAAGATTACTGTAATTTCTAGTTTTTCCATTTTGTTTATTTAAAAATTTGTTTGTATTAATACTGTATTGCTTAGGCTACACGCCTTCATCGAAAAAGACATTCCGTCTATGCCGTGAACTGAAATAGTCTTCTCCTGGTCCTTAGTAAATCCATAGGAATGAAACCGAAGTTCTACAGGCTTGCATCTTTTGAATTCTGCATTTAACGAGTTTACTTTTTCAGCAAAAATGTGCTTCATTGTTTCAAGTTCATCGCCTTTGATAAGCATACCAGAGAGAGAACTGAAGTAATCGCTGATAGCTTCGTGCAATTTGCTTTTCATCATATTGCAATGCCCTTTTTCAAGGAAATAGTGAGTTGTGTTCATAATTTTTGGAGTTTAACGTCATTAAATTTTTTACCACATATTATACATCTTGGATTCTCATTAGTTATCGGCTCGTGAATTGGGAATCGATGATCACAAGATTTTAAATGTTTTGGAGGCTCAGGAATGGTTCTGGTGTATGTAATTTTACTTTTTTGCATTTCATAAACTATACCCAACAAAGTGAATACTATTGCTGTTCCAGAAGCAATAATAAAATAACCGAAGAGAGTTACTGTTGTCATACGATGAAGTTTAAAGGTTTCTCGATTTGCTCAAATTCATAGACGAAAACGAAGGGGTTTTGTTTCCAAGATTCAAACCCATTGATTTTACACCAAAGTGCTGCCCAATGTGTTAACCATACTTCGTGATTAGACATTATAGATGTTTTTTTCGCAAAAGAAAACGGATTGTGTTTTTCGCCTAATTCAAATAATACGTGTCCATTTCTGTCAACTGTTAGTTGCACACCTTCATTTTTAATATCTTCCTTGCTAATGTCTTGTAGCCTTTCCACTCGGATGGATTTTATTTTAAGGAAGATCCGTGAATATTCAAATGGCAAAAAGATACATGGTCTTGATTTTCCTCTATGTAGTGGTTTTGAAATAGTATCATCATTTCTGTCAGCTTCATAAAATACTTCAACATTAACCGATTTCAGCATACTTGGTTTCCAATGATCCCAATTTGAAGCTGTGTAAAAGTTTTCACGAACCCAAAACACATCGCCAACTTGATAAGGGCAAATTTGATAGAACCAGGTTTCAGTTCCCTTAATTGTAAAATAAGCGCACAGCCTTTTGTCTTTTTCGTTATCAGGATTTTTTCCAAAAGCTTCAAACTTCCAATCATCAGGATTTTTATTTACTTCTTCCAATCCTTTGGTTCTCCTAGTCATTGTTTTTCTCTTTTCTAGCAACGCCTGAACCATTGGTGTTGAGAATAATATTGGGCGAAATTTTGTTTTAGAATTTTCCATCAGATCTAAGGCAATAAATGAATATATTAGAAAGTGTGAATATTATGGAAATCCATAATAAAATTGTAACGAGGAGTTTTTCTCTAGTCATAGCGTTAATTATTAGAAAGTGATTTAAATTCAATTTTCTTAATTTTTTCTAAACGTCTTTTTCCCATTTTCACTCCTAAAAACTCGTGAACTTTCTTATTATTCAGAAGAACTAATGCTGGCGATAGTGTTGAGAAAGGATCAGGTTGAAAAAGTTTTTTAGCATCGTCAACTAAAATTGGAATATTGTCTTCAGAGTCGTGATATCCTTCTATAGGCTTTTCATAAATTCCGGCTAGTTTTGCAATCATACAATATCCCGAATTATCAGGTCTCCAGAGCGAAATGATTTTATCTGATTTTGCAGTGTGTTTAAGTGAAATGATATAGTACATAATTTCTGTTTTTTAAAATTTAACTTCAAGTTGGTTCGCATACAATTCACGGATGATCTCGGTATTGTTCCGGCTGTTCTGAGAGACAGATTCCCAGTGCTTGATGCCGTGTTTTTTCGCCACAAAAAGACTGCTGTTGATGGCGTTTAGGTTTTGGTTCGTGGTCAGGATATCCTGCTGCACTTTGTTGGAGTTGATGAAAACGGCTGTGGTTCTCACTCTTCTTCTGATTGCTCCACTTTTCGGAGCTTTGATTTTTGTTTTTTGCATCGCTAAATGTTTTAATTGGGTTATTGTGAAATTTTCTTTTGAAGTTGTTTAATTTGTACTCTCTTATTTTCGATATGACTTTTATATCGATTCATCATTACCTTTTGTTCAAGTGGGTTTTTAGTAATGTTACTTTTATCATAAAACCTCATTTGTTCTTCAGTATTTTTTATCTCCAGTTCCAACAATTCAATGTGTTGTTCCGGAGTGCATTTTTCAAGGTATAATTCCCTGACGGTGTCTTTTGGTAATTCAGTGTTTTCCATCGCTAAATGTTTTTAATTGGGTTATTATTTACAGCCATCCAAATGCAGACGCTGCTATTTCTCCTATTGTTCCGAGATCAATATTTTCAGAATCTTCCTCCGAAAGTTCGTCTCCATTTTCATCTACATAACATTCACTAATTTTTCCTGAAAGTTTATCCCATTTTTCAGCTTTCTTTTTAAAAGACTGGGTATAATCGCTTGTTATTGACATTAAATCCCTGACCGTTTCGTCAATAGTTTTTCCTGAAAAGAGTACAAATCCTATTTGAAATGCTATTTTCTTTTTTAATTCTTCTTCTGTCATCGCTAAATGTTATTTAAATTATTAATTGATTTTCTATGCTGATTTTTGAATTTGATAAGGTTGGAAACTCTGATTTTCATCAACCACATACAATGATTTCGAAGTAATCAAAGCCGCTATTGCAAAAGGATCGGTGTCGTTGGCAATTTTATGAGGACCAGAAACCGTGTTATCGCTTTCCAAAATATAATAGCTGTAATTTATTCTCAAGAAACGGCCGTCAATCACATCAAACTGATCTCCTAATCTTAGATTCATCAAGAAACAAAATCCTTCTCCCTCAGTAACAATGACGTGTAATTCTCTAAAAATGTACTGATAGATAAAAGTGTACACATTCAATATTCCGTGAACGTAAAAAACACCTTGCAACTCATTCGTTTTGTGCTTTTTCACAAAATAAATAGCATTTCTTATCGGAGTGTCTCTTTCACCAAATAACTCAGCTTTCAATGCCGGTCTTATTACTGCGGGGATTTGAATTGTTTCCATATTATTTCAGTTCTAATTGATTAGGATTTGTAATAATCTGATGTTTTTTGGGTGTGTCGAAAACTTCTGAAATTTCCGTTTGAGAATCGTTGGCGTCTTCCAGATACAAAATGCCCAATCGTTTCATCATCGAATAATTGAAAGCATAACCACTCGGAGCTTTATCTCCCATTCGTTTACTTTTGAACGGACCGATGTAATATTTCTTTGATTTCAAATAATTACGAATGGTCGTGGCTCCAATGACTTCTTCGTTTTTTCGTTTGGTAACTTCCTTGTGATAATCCTGGTGTATTTTGTTGAAATTGATAAACAAGATCTTCTCATACCTTCCTTTACTATCTTTTTTGTTTGGGTATTCTACTTTTTCATCCTTTCTAGGATAAATATCAAAGGAGCGAACTCTCTCGATGGTGAAATCCTGACCTTGTTTTATTGAATGCTGCGCAGGATCTGCCAAGTATTCGACAATGCGCCAGAAAGCGGCCAAACCATCACTATCAGCAATCGTTTCGGAATTTTCGATAATCGCTTCTTTAGTCAAATCAAAATAGTTTTCGTAGGTAAAAGGAAAATTGAATTTGTCTTGAAGCATTTTTACAATTACCAGGAGAACGATGTAATTATCGAAAACACGGTTTTGATATTCCTGTTCTTTCAATGCGAGCTTCATTTCCTTGCTGGTTTCGGCATAAGCTCTCGTTAAGTTTTTGGCAACATAATCCCGGTGTTTGATTACATCCAAAATGAAAGACGAAATCCCTTCTTTATTCCAAGCGATCAGTTTATTGTATTGCTCTTTTTCGTCTGAGGAGAATTCCTTGTTTTCGAAGTTGGCAATAATAGATCTCGAAGGCAAAGCACCATCGTCACGAGTTGGCAAATATTGGCCGGAATAATAAACGGCCGAGTGGATTTGGTCAACCGTAGTTTTATTGGAGTCGAAACCTTTTCCTTTTTCACGACCAATTCCGTTCCAAGTTCCTTTCAAAGTTTGGTGCATCGCTTCGTCTATATCGTCGCGCATCTCATCGCAAAACACAATTGTATTTTTGCATCTGGATAACTTTCGAGACAAACCCACCAAGGTCGAAGTGTTCAGTTCCAAAGGATTCAAATTGTGATAAAAGAATGCCTGAAGACAAGAACCAAAACCCGATTTTCCGCTGTCTTTTTGTCCAAATCCTCCAAAGAGTGGGAAGAAATTATAATGTTTGATAAACAAATCTCTAAAGTTGGCAGCGATACAAAAAGCGACACCCAATTTCCCTTTATCTCCGAAAACCTTAGTCATTTGGTTTGCCCATTGGTCCAGGGAAATAGGTGCAACTTTATGAATGAAATGACGGTCATTTTCATAAGGGTCATCGCCTTCATTAGCTGATTTGTAAATTTCAGAATGCGATGGCGAATAAAAATAAGTCACATCGGCTTTGTATTTTGTTTCGGTTTCGGCTTTGCGTTCCTCTTCTGATTTTTCCAAACTAGCAATGTGAACGATTCCGTATTTATTGAAATTAATCAATCCATCGTCGCAATAAACGCTGTTCGAAAAGGCAAAAAAACCTTGTGGCTGCAAGCCTAAAATCATCAACTCTTTGGCAGTATTGAAATCCGAAAACAGATTATTGGTCAATAATTTAAAATCATTTGTTGACACTCCCGGTTCGAAAACAAAGAAGCCTTCCATTATCAATTTCTCTTGAAATTTTTGAAAGTTGATCAAATCTTTAGAATCAAAATCAATCAGTCTTTTGTGGCCAAGATGGTTCGTGATTTCACAAAGTCTTTTATTTTCACGAGTTCCATCTATGTGAAATAAGGCTTCCGCTCTGAAATTGGTTCCTTTGATGAAAGTATTTTCTTTACGAAACCAATAAGAATTCCCAATTATGCAAAAACGATCTCTTAAATATTGATCCTTGTCAGCACCTTCTGGCAGTCCCAGAACCTCATATTCCTTTTTCTCGGATTCTTGACCTTTATTCTTTTTGGCTTTGGCTTCCGCTTCTTCGTGTGAAGAAATAATTCCTGAAAGAACAATCGGTTTTTGACCTAGAATTTTCGCCACCATTTTCACATAAGCATCCTGTTCAATTTTGTTTGGGATGGCGTGGAGCGTGTTGGCCATACTCTCAACAGATTGCGCGATCAATGCCGGAGCATATCTAGGGATGTCGGCAAGTTCCATCTTGAGTTCTTTCTCTTGCTCGGCAATGTATTTGAAAATGTTGTCGTTCTCTTTTTTCTTGAATTTACGTTCTGTCACGTTCAAAGCTTTCAATTCTTCTTCAGTGGCCAAAGTATATTTCGCCTGAACAATTTTCTCGTCTAATTCAGCACGAAGTTTTGTTTCCAAAGAAATGAGTTCCGGGTTTTTGGCTTCTTCCTGCAAAAATTTGGCTTTCCAAATAATGGCATCTTCACGTTTATCTTCAATAAAAGCGTTGATGTCGGTAGTTTTCGACAAACTGTCTGGATCTTCGCCATCAGGACAAATCACGACTTCTACTTTGAATCCGTGGCGCAAACAAATGTCGATATCACGGTGAACAGCTCTCAAACCCGCTTTGTCTCCATCACGAAACAAAATCACATGTTTGCAAAAACGGTGTAATAATTTAGCGTGACCTTCAGTCAATGAGGTTCCACAAGTGGCTATTGCATTTTGAACACCTGCTTGGTGTAAAGCGATTACATCTGTATATCCTTCTAGCAGAATTGCCTTAGCTGATGATACAACTGTCTTTTTTGCTTGCCATAAACCATAAAGGCACCTTTCTTTTAAGTAAAGTTTAGATTCTCTAGAATTTAGATATTTTGCATACTTTTCTTCATCGGCTTTTTTTACACGGCCACCAAAACCAACTACATCTCCTTTTTCGTTATGAATAGGAAACATAATCCTATCTCTGAAAAAATCATACGATGAACCGTTCTTTGTGAGTGTATAACCTAAAGTTTTTGTCAGTTCAAAATGACCGTTGTTGATGGCAGGAGTCGAAATAAAGCTTCCAACATTTGGAGCATAACCCACCATAAAAGACTGAAGCGTGTCTTCTTTGAAAGCACGTTTGGCGATCATCATTTCTTTTGGCCAATCGGTGTCTGAAAGTTTGTGAAATTGGGTTTGATATTGTTCAGCCATCAAAGCCACAAAGCGTTTCATTTGCAGAGCTTCGTCTTGAATTTTCTTGGCATCTTCACTTTGCTCTTCGTATTCCAACACGATTCCGCAAATAGAAGCCGCTTTCTCGATGGCTTCATAATAATTGATCGTGTGGCGTTTCATTAAGAAACTAATGGCGTTCCCACCAAAGCCAGCCGAATAATCGTAAAAGGTATTTTTGACTTCACTCACGCAAAAAGACGCTGATTTCTCGGCAGTAAAAGGAGAATTACAAAAGTAGTTCACGCCTTTTTTCTTCAAATCTTCCGAGGTTTTGATCACATCCAGAATGCGAACTTCGTCAATAAGATTGTCAATAGAGGATTGTTTGATGAACTTCATATAATTATCCTTGAATGTTCATTAAATTTCTACCATACTTTTCCCATTGATTTTTCAATATCGAAACTAAATCAGGATCAATTGAATGAAATTCAGGTATTATAATTGCTTTTTTAATTTTAACATCATCAAATAATGTTGAGAAACAAGCATTGTGAATTATAACTCCTTCGTTATATTCCTCTGGAGTCATTCCGTACTTTGGAAGATGTGCTTTAAGAATTGCTAATTCAGAACGCAATGGAGCTGAAAGTCTATCAATTTCCTTTTCAGTAAAATATCCTGAACGTTCGATGTTTTCAATTTGCGCTTCTAGGAGTTCGATTTTTGAGTGTATGATATCTGTTGACATATTATGGGATTTTTTTCGGTTAAATAAGCCCATCATTGCTGATGGGCGATGGTAATGAGTTTTAGAATTTTCTTTCTGGTTGGATAATCTTTAGCTTTTTTCGATAAAACTGCTTTATTTGGGCCTTGTCTTTTTCGCTATAATCATCAGAGAGGTCTATTTCCTGAATTTTGATGCAGAGAATAGCAGCTTGTTTAGTTTTGGGAATATTTAAATACATGGTTGCAGGATTAGAATTTGTAAATCATAGCAAATCGCAACCAGACGAGCTCTGGACAATACACCCAACTTTTCATAAAGCAGTTTCTTTTTGACCTCGAAAGTGTTCATACACACGTGTAGTTTTTCGGCAATTACAGGAAGTGTATCTTCAGTGGCCAAAAAATGAATCATTTTAATTTCGAAAGGAGTAATGATTTTTCCATTGACTTTGAAGAAGCCACACACAATGCCTTCCATCGTGCAGTTGCTTCTAAAACCACATTCGTGATATTCGGATTCAGATAACTTGCCATCTTTGAAATCAGCAATGAAATCAAAACCACCAAATCGGCATTCTGCAAATTTTTCGAGTTGCTGACGTTGGGTTTTGTAACCGGCAAGTGAGAGAGCTAATACTGTCGAAGGAGTTGAGAGCATTTCTTTTTTAAGAATCACTAAAAATTCTTTTGGAAGGTCAAAAATTGATTTTACACTGCCCAAATGGGTAGCCATCATTTTACCTTCAGCAGAAAACAATTCGATGTTTTCGTCAATTAAACCGGAGGGAATTTGTATATTTGTCATCGCTAAATGTTTTTAAAAACCTCGATATCTAATTAGATGGAGAGGTTTTTTTTGTTATACGTCCGAACTTTTCTTGTACTTCTTTGTTTTTTGTGCCGACGGCAACTAGAGCATTCATGATATCTTCATTGAAAGCTCCTTCTTCCCCTTTTTTGACTTTTATGACATATCTTGAAGAGTACGATTTGTCAATAATTCCGCTGTCTTTCCACTTTTCTAAAACAGCTAAAGCCTGAACCACATAATTGTGAGGAAGACTATCCAAAGCCTCTTGAGTATGCTCTGGGGTGATTACATTGTTTTTTTCTTGGATAATAATATTATCTTTGTTCATAGTTAATTCAGTTTATTTGCATATTCAGTACAGCAAATATACATATATATATCTAATAATAAAATATATTTATCTATTTTTTAGATAAATGTATCTATTTTTTAAAAACTATCGATTTATGAATGTAGACGGCGAAAAAATTAGAACACTTATAGAGGTGTACGGAAAAGAAAAAGGATATCCCCCAAAATCATATCTATCAATGTTTTGTGAAGAGTATGATGTGAATTACAGCCAATGGAATGCCCATATTGGCGGCCGTCAAGTGGCGGGAACAAAAATAATAGATAAATTAATGCATATTTTTCCAGATCTAAACATGAATTGGTTTTTGAAAGACGATCCAAAAATGTTTATTTCAGAAAATAATGAGAGTTTTTTGAGTGAACCACAGGCAAAATATACAAAACCGGTGACAACGAAAGACCTAATGAATAAGCTTGAGGAGCTTCATTTAGATATCAAAAAAATAACCTTGCAAAACCATTAAGACCTTTATTTAATGGTAATTAGAAGCATTGACCTGTGTCAAATTTGTGTCAAAAACCATTAAAAAACCCCTTTTTAAAAATAAAATAGTGTTGACAATCAGTGAGTTATGAAATTTATTTTCTTAAATATTAGTAAAAGAAAATCCCTTCCTCTCTGCTAGAACTCCCAAAAAACCAAGCACACAAAGGGCTTCGGGAGTTTTTAATAAAAAGTCTGTGTCAAATTTGTGTCAACATTATTTTTTTAGAAAAATTTCATTTTTTTAAAAGAATAAAAAAAAATGCAAAATCCCGAAAGTCACGTAAGTAGTATATCTAGTGCAGTATTCATAGATTATAAGCCTGCTGAATTAAGGCAGAATAAAGAATGGATCATTGTTTATTACGCAAAAGATCCAGTAACTTCTATACTGGAACGAATTAGACTCCGAGTTCCATCTATTTCATCAAAAACAGAAAGACTTAAACACGCAAAAAAAATAGTTTTGGGAATTAATTTAAAACTTTCTGAAGGTTGGTCTCCATTTTTAGAGGAAACAGGTAAAAACTATAAGACATTTCAATCTTGTGTAGATGATTTTTTAAATAGTATAAAAAAGCAACTAAAAGACAATATTTTGAGACCTGATACCTTGAGAACTTATAATTCAAATCTTAATTTAGTTCAACAATACATTCAAGAAAAAGAACTCAAGATAGTTTTTGGACAACAGATTAATAAAAAATTCTGTATCAATTATCTTGATTGGATATATATTGAAAGGGAATCTTCACCCAGAACTCGAAACAATCATTTAGGATTTATAAAATTATTTTGTGGTTATTTGATAGATAAAGGTGTATTGAATGAAAATCCAACAGCAGGTATCAAAACGATGAAGCCACTTCCTAAAGAAAGACAGATTTTTCCAAAAATATTAAAACAACAAATCCACGATCAATTACTAACTTATGAATATGAATTTTATACAGTATGTATGTCAACCTATTTTTGCTTTATTCGGAATACAGAACTTGGAAAAATGAAAGTTTGGATGATTAACTTTAAAGACAATACTATTTTTTTACCAAAAAACGTATCTAAAAATAAAAAAGCCGAAATAGTTACGATTCCAGCACAGTTTCTAGACACTTTAAAAAATCATATAGGAAATGCTAATCCTAATGATTATGTTTTTTCTAATGATAAATTTAAGCCAGGTATAATTAAAATGGCTGTTAGAAAAATCGACACTGCTTGGGATAAATTGAGAATTGATTTAAATCTACCTAGTGTTTATCAATTTTACGGGATGAAAGATACCGGTATTACTGATTTATTGATGAGCGGGATTCCTGCTATTAAAGTTAGAGATCAAGCCAGACATTATGATATTAAAATCACAGAAATGTATACTCCAAGGAATAAAGAGTGTGATACCGTAATTCAAGCAGCTAATATCACTTTTGGAATAGATAAATAAATAAAAAGCCACTTGATTAGTGGCTTTTTTATTAAAGCAAACTCTCGGTTTTAGCAGTAATCCTCCAATACATCGCATTCAAACGCTCTTTTTCGATTTCTGAAAAGACGTGATAATTTTGGTACGCATAAAGCAGCGTTTGAATGGTTATTTCCCGAAATTTTTCAACTGAAACAACAAATTCCCAATTCCAAGCGATAGAGTTTATTCTGAAATCGATCCAATCTTTATAATCGTTTTCATAAAGTTTTGGGATGGTCATTTTTTCGTTCCAAAAACCAACAGGCGCGCCTCCTTCTTGCTCTTTTTTGAAAATAAGACGAAGCTTTGACGGTTGGTCTTCGAAATTATAAGAAGTAGTCACGCCATTGCGGGCAATTACAGGAAGTGGCAGCGCATCTATTTTGATGGAACTCACGGTTGTTTTTGCTGTATAATTAGTAACCAAAACAGCACTGGAACTAATCAAAACCGAATCGTATTTATACGTTTCGTTCGTAGATCCATCCGTAAAAGCCAATTCGTATTCACGATCATCGTGGAATTCTCGTTCCGGCTCCTCAATTTCAAAATCAGTTAGGTTTTTTGCCAATTCTCGATTCAATTTCTTTTGAATTTTATTCATATAGACTAAATCTCCAAACGGAATGAATTCATAATTTTTCAAGTTTTTTATAATCTTGATTAATTCGCCAAAGGTCATGTCTGGAACAACTTTGGTCAAATTGATTTCATTCAAATTCAAAACAGTGAGTATTGGCGAACCGTCAGGATTGCGATAACGGGTTGGAATCAATTTTAAAGATAAAGCTTCTGGATTATCTGGAGTTGCTGGATTTGGATCCTGGTCCCGTTGTGGTTCCGTTTTAATAATTCGCAAAATATCACCCACCTCAAATGAAACGGGAACGTCTAACGAACGAGTATCGATGTGTTTTGACAATTGTCGAGTTCCGCTACCTTGACGACTTAGATTGAAACTCCAAATTTCAGTTTCGACACCCAGATGAATTTTGGATATTTTTATATTTAGCGAAGATCGACGGCTTCGGTCACTTGCCGCTAATGGATGCCAAGTATATAAGACACTTTCTATATCACCAAAAAGAGTATAATCGCCTTTGCGTAAAACTTCGATTTCTTTGGTATAATTTACATATTGATAGCCATTGTTTTGAAAAGCTAAAGCCGTCCATTCATTTGTTTTATAAGTGGCGGGAATTTCTTCTTTGATGGTTTGTGCAAAATATTGACCATCTCGAAAAACTAAAGTTCTATTTAGTTCATAATCGTCTAAAATATCGCCCGCCAAAGTTTTGCCAGAATCAGCAATTCCCGCTTTCAAGATGTGCATCAAATAAGGAAATGGCTGCATAATATTTTTAATCAAATCTAGATCATCAACTACCAATTCATTTTCCAGAAAAGCACCGGCATCATAATTATTGATGATTTTACCAAAACCGTTCCATTCATCGGACGTGGGATCATATTTATCGGTATGAACCATTTGAAAATTATAGTTCGTGTCGGGATATGATTTTAAAATCACTTCGTTTGCATCGACAATAATATCATCGACGGGTTTTATTTCTAAATTCAATTGAGATAATTTTTTGTCAAAACTTGGAAAATTGTCAATTCCCGCATTGATTACAGCCGTGATTTTATTGCCTTTTATGTTTAAAAACTTCAAAATAGCCTTAGACAATTCGCCGTCTTTATCAAGCCAACCGTTAAAAATAGTCGTGTTTCGATTGGCATTATAATGCGCTTGAAAACCGCTATTTTTCGACAATTCCGAATCTAAATAAACATCAAACGGAATCGAAAACTCAGTCGAAAAATCGTCTTTCATCCACGGATTTTGCTCGGTGAAAGTGACATTCAAATAAGTAAGATCTAATTTAAAATCATCGTGGATAAATACTAGCATACAGATCTTCTAAGAGGTTAAATTCAATATCGAAACTTTCTTCGGTCGAAGAAGTGTCTTGAGTGTTTAATTTTGACGTTGTGGCATCTACTTTGAAATAAGGACCGTCGGGATTATCGAACGAACACCAAGCGTTAGGACTAGCCACCAAGGCAGTGATTAAACGATAATCCGATTTTCCTAACTGACCTGTGTTGATGATAAATGATTCCTGAATTGTGGACTTTACCTTAGATTCGAAAGCGTGTAAATTTTTTATTTTTTTGGATAAAATGTGCGTGAAATTTGGATTAATTCTTCTTCTTCCTGCAAACTCAATGGATTCTGGCATTTGGTTGTCATTTTCAAAAATGAAATAAGTACTTTCCACTGCATTTTGAAAAACCAAGAATCTTGAGGAACGAGTTTCTAACCCATTGACAACAATAATTTCAATAGAATCTCCAGATTTCAACTTATCGATGAATCTAAAATAAGAATAGATCACTTTGTTTTCGTCTGCCGAAATTGTAAAATCATCGACAATCACATTGTTTTTCTTCACGACAATTCGAGGCGTTCCCACATAAATAAAAGACGTTCCAATGAAAGAAGTGGGTGTGATTCTCGTTATTTCCTGTTGTGCCACGGTTAATAATGTCAATTCGCCTTCAGTTGTGAAGGGTTTGTGGCCTTTTACCATTTTGAACATTGGCATCACCAAACTGATTAATCCTGGTACTGTCTCGCCAAAAGTTTTTTCTTCAAGAGAAACCACAATTTCAGCCGGGCGATATTGCGATTTATAATAATTGGTTTTCAGATCAGGAACAAAGTCTGCGAGCTCTTTTATTTCTTCGAAAAGATCGTGAACAATGGTTCCAACGTGAAAGTTTCCTTTGCCTTGAAACAATGGAAACTTATACGTTCGGTTATAAATTATTGGCTCGTAAGTATTGATTTTGAACACTTTTATTTCAATATCAAAATCAATATAAGTGGCTGGCGTGTTCGATGAAAATTGCAAATAATCGAGTTCCTGCGAAAAATGAATTTTACCCGGTTCGAATGGATTGGCTATAAAATTAGAAACATTTAAATTGACTGTGATAGGAAAAACTTCTCCGTCTATCGTAACCGAAAAAGTGGTGGTATAGTCGCCAACGGCCAAATCGATATAATTAACCGGAGTTGCATTGACAACGGCATCGCCTGTGCCACTAAGACTAGGCAAAGTTAACCAAGCAGGCAAAGTTCCTGTAATTGTCCAAGGCAAAAGTGTGGTAATATTCAAAGGTTTGGCGACCGCTCCTGCAATTCCTCGAACTACATTGAAATCTATTGGAGTTGGCAAAACTGTGTTAACCGGAGGAACGTAAACCTCGTTCGTAATTGTAATGTCTGCCGTGGTTGTGTTGGTTACAATGGCAAAAACAGCACCCGAAAAGTTAGCTGTAATCAGAACGTTTCCTATTCCTGAATAATCTGGTCCATTTGACCAATCTAGGGTAAATTGTCCTGTGAGATTAGCATCTAAATTAATGGCATCTACCAATAATGACGAAACAAAATTATAATACCGATCCGAGGTTGCTTCATAAAAAGGAAGTTCCGATTGTTCTGCTGCAGCTCTTGCTTCTTTGAATGTTTCGAGAATATTTATCCCAAGAAAATCCTCTAGTATGTTGATCTGCTGATCGACATTGGGAACTTCATTGAATTCTATTAAAACGGATGAAAATGCCATAATTTAAGGTTTTGCGTTAGTTTCTAATTTTGTCACTTCTTTGATTTTGTCTCTCATTTTTTTGGCTGCCTGATAATCATTGACCAAATAAGCTTGCAGACCTTCGTCTTCTATTTTTTCGAGAATTGCTGAATTTCTATTGAAAGCATTTATAAGTTGCAGATCAGTAGAAGCACTAGCAGAACCACCTTGACTCGTTGCTGATGCGGAACCGGAATCATCTTGAATAGTAGGCTGTTTTCCGGTGCGTTTTGCTTCGAGATAACCTACGATGTTAGGCACAACCGGATCATTAGAAAAAAGCACTTTTTTAGGAACTACATATTCATCGTAATGAACAGGACCAGGAGAATTGCGTTCGTTTCCTGAACCCGTGTACCCACCATCGTAGAAACCGCTTTTATCCGGAAGAGGTTGCTTGGCAATCGTGGCAATATTCAATGCCCCCATTGTTCCAATAATTGCTCCCATCGCTATCCCTGCCCATACTGGCTGAGTAGATAAAGCATTAATTACCGCTACAGCAGTACCAATAAAAGCGTTTACAAGTGCCATTTGTTTCTGGCGTTTAGCTTGCTTGTATTCAATCTCTGCTTTTTTCTTGGCTAGATCCTGGTCTATTTTTGCCATTCTTGCATTATATACTTCTTGAGTAATTATGCCTTTTTCCAACTGATCGGCAAGCGCTTTCTTTTTACCATCAGCTGATTTTTGAAATTTTTGAAGTTGACGAGCTTCTCCTGCTTCAAGGAATTTAAAATATGCAGAAAAAGCCGTAGTCAATGACTGAGTTACCATCATTACAGCAGAAAGGGCTCCCTCTAAAGAATCAATATTTGTAAATGCTTCTGACCATTGATCTTTCGTAAATCCTAAAATATCTACATCACCACCTTTTTCTTTTGCTACTGGATCTTCACCGCCAGACATTGTTAATTTTAGAGCAGCAATTTTGGCATTAGCTTCATCAAGAGCGGCGGTTAATTTGTCTTTTTCTTCATCGGATAAAAGAATAAAACCTGGAGAATCAACATCAAGAGCTGCTTTATAAGAAGTTACTATTTTATCAAGGTTTTCGAGTTCTAATTTTAATTGCTCTTTTAAGTAATTTGCTTTTATTATTTTTTTAGCTTCTTCTAGCGTGGTTACTCCTCTAAGTTCTTTTTCTGACATCGTAGCTGAAAGAATCTCTTTTGCCTGCGCCAAAGTAGTTATCCCTGCTAATTGATTGTCCTGATCAGTTTTTAAAAGAAGAATCTTTCTAGCGTGATCTTCCTGCTCTTTTTGGAATGATTTTTCAAGATACTTTTCCTGAAGTGTACCAATTTTTAAGCCTCTCTGTTGTTCTATCGAAACTAAAGTTCCTGTATATTCTTTTTGGGCTGCAATTTTAGAAGCAATTGTAGCCTTGATTACATCTGTATCTTCTTTTGTATTTTTCGGGTCTTTTGCATCCGTATTTAGCTTGGCAATTTCCGCTTGAAGTGCTGAAACTTTTATCTTAGTATCCTCAATTTTGCGGTCGTATTCCTCATTTAAAAGGCCTAATTCTTTGTCGTAACTTTCCTTTTGCCCTGCAAATTCAGCATCTTGACCTGCACGTTGTGAAGTCAATAATTCTTTTTGGGATGTTTCAAGCTCTTTTTTTAATTCCTCAGAGTGTTTTTTACGATCTTCAATAGATTTTTCACGTTTTTTTGCGGCTGCATCGGCTGCCTTTGCCTCGTCTACAGAAAGTGGTAATTCTGAAGTTGAAGATCCAGAATCGTTTTTCAAAGGATTCATTTTAGCTTTTGCTTTTCTAATAATGGCATCACGAGCAGCAATATCTAAGATTAATTGTTCCTGTTCTGCTTTTGCTCTTTTGGAAGCTCCAGCTTCTCCAAAAAGACCTAAATAAGCTTTTTCGCCTGTATGTTCGAGTACTTTTTTATTATTTTCGTTTTTTCGCTTCAATAATTCAGTTCTTTCAGCCAAGGCTTTATCAAGAACCATATTTGCTTTTTCAACATCAGTCGAAGTGGCAAATCCTGCTGATTGCATTCTTTTTTCGAAATCAGATTCTCCTAAAGTTTTTCCTTTTGCGGCGGCTTTGCCATAGATTTCATTCCAAGAGGAATTCATTCTATTAAGCATTGTAATTCCGTTGGACGCTCCATCAATAAAAAACTTAAAAAATTCAGAAACGACACCTTTTCCATTTCCTATCGAAATAATTAAGGAATCATATTTGCTTTTCAAAAGTTCAGTTTTATTGTTTACCGTATCCATTTTGATGGCCGCCTGAGCTTCTGCAACGCCAAATTCACCTACTTGAGAAGTCAATTCTTTTAATCGGGTTGTATTTTCGATTAAAGAAATGGCAGCGGCTGCATTTTCCTTTTTGAACGTGTTTACAATCGAATTTGTATCAGCCAATAATGGCTTTAACATTTCCAGTTTTTCAGAAAAAGGAATTGATTTGTCTTTTAAAGTTTGCCAAGAAATACCATATCTGTCGAGTTCATCCCTTGCTTCCGAGGTTGTGAAACCGCTATTTACTTCTAATAAAATATTTTTAATAGCATTTCCAGCTTGTGCTCCTTTTAGTCCTTTTTCGGCCAAAAGTTCTACTAAACCAACACTTTCTTTAATATCAACATTTGAAACTTTGGCAACAGCTCCAAATTCTAATATCGCATCGGTTAATTGAGGAATTTCGGCAGCACCATATTTAGCACCCGCAGCAAGAACATCAACATATTTTGCAGCTTCATCAGCAGGTGCTCCAAACTGGTTCATTGCATCCGTTAATTTTGTGGCTGCCAAAGGCATTTCCATTCCTGATGCTTTGGCAAGTAAAAGAGTCGCCTCCGTAACTGAGTTCAGAGCTTCAACATTACTAAGTAATTCAGGTTTTGCACTGGCGATAAGTTTGTAAGCTTCGACAACGGCAACAGCTCCTCCTTGTGTAGTTTCACCAAGAGTTATGGCTGAATTTTTAAGAAACTCTAAATCTTTTCCTGATGCTCCGGTAATGGCACTCAAATCAGCTAGACCTTGCTCAAATTCGAATATTACTCTTTTGGCATTGCCTAACGCTGCCATTGCTCCACTTACCAATGAACCAATGGAAAACGCTGCAATCATTCCTGATGCAACGGGACCAAGTGAGTTTTTTACTTTTTGTAAAAGACTGGGCATTTCGGAAATTTCAGCCTTTGTTTTGGCTTGCTCTTCCGAAAGTTTTTTATAAGTTTCTTTCAGTGCTTTTAATTTTACATCATAATTTTCAGTACCTTTTTCTAGGTTGCGAATAGCATTACGTGTTTGATTCATTCCTCGGGTGATGCCACCCATAGAATTCACGACTTCTTTGTCGTTGATGTAGATGTTTAATCTTCTGTTTATGTTTTCTGCACTCATAATTTACCAATCAAATGATGAAAGAATTTTAATTGCGCGATTATTTCCTAGCTGAGTTCCCAACACTTCCAGAGCGTTAGTAGCTTTCAAAGCTTTCGCAATATGATTTGTTGCTCGGTAATCGATTCCTTTGATGTGAGCCTGAACGGTTCCTCCGGCTCTTGTATGGGCTTTGACTTGGTGATCCATTACTGAATTTTCTAAATGGCGGGCAAAACTTCGAACTTCTGCACTTTTTCGAGTAGTTTCGGGTGTATCGCCTTTTTTGTCAGATCCGTAATGCGTGGTGAATGAATATTTTGGAGAAGAAATAACCAGGCGATCAAGACGCCCCTCTTTGTAACGAGGTCTAACATTTGTTTTTTCTAAATTGCCAGAACGACGATCAAACATTTTTTTTATTTGATTCTGAAAAGAAGCTGTCAATGCCTTTCCTGCGGCTGTGCCTATTTTCTTTTCTTCTGCTTCGAAATCTGTAGTAGCCATATCCTTGAATTTTGATGCAAATTCGGGATTTGTGGGGTTTGGCAAAAGGACATAAAAAAACCACTCGGGGAGAGTGGTTAAAAATCAACTTGTAGGTTGATTAATTTTTTGGTAATTTATCTACTCGCCTTCCTAAACTTTCCATTGCGCGTTCGAAGCATTGGTTTAGATCTGATTTGTCTTCCTGATCTTCAAAGAAAAAATTTACCTTGATTGCTCTGGCAATTTTTAGAAAAGTAGAAAGTTTGGGTTCAAATTTGCAAGAGAAAAAACGTGAAACGTGACCTTGTAGCATTTCTGATCTTAAAGCAATTTCATTGATTGATACCTTTTTTTCCTGTCTAATTTCATCGAGAAGTAAAACGAGCAACATCCATTGCTCGTTTTTGTTTTTGTTTTGATTTTGATTACTCATTTTCTTCTGTTAAATATTCTTCAATTTCATTTTTACAATCTTCTAAGATCATTAAAGCAACTGATTTATTAAAGTTATCGTGCTTTCTTGTACCTGCCTCAATATCTTTCCATTCATCCCAAGCAGGAGAACTATGGGTAAACTTTTTTAATTTTAAATATTCAATATCGTTAATTTTAAATTCTAAAAAATAATTATATGAACCTGCTCCAACTCTTTCCATTCCACAAGAGGATAGATAAATTTCATTTACTCCTTCAGGTAATAATTTTGAAACGTTATTTTCAAAGTTTTTAGAAGCTTTTTTTGTGATTGAATTTAATACTAAAGTTTTCATTTTAATTTTTGCCGTTTGTTGTGAAGTTGCCGATCTCCTTTTTAAAGTTTGCCGTGTGAATCACTTCCTTAACTCTTGTACAAATATACGACGTTAATTTATATAATATACCAAGTTTGGTATATTATTTTTTAATTATTTTAAAACTTTAACATTTGGCTCGATTTTATTGACTTTAAAGCATAAAAAACACGCCCGAAAGCGTGGTGAAAGTTAACTTATAAGTGAATTATTTTCTATTTCCTTCTAAAATACCAAAAGAAAACCAATGGATCTTCTTCTTTTGGTTCGAAACCCATTTCCGTGAGAACTTCATACAGTAAATTTTCATCAATAGAATTAGGTGGAAGAATACTCGAAAAACCGACAAGGAGTTCAAAAGTGGTTTTTTTAAATTCTTTCGATAAAACATCAGCCGGTTCGTAGTTCTCTGAAATGAGTCTTTTGACTTCTGGTTTGTAATCTAAAATAGGTATATCCATAATAAATTGTTTAAAATCCAAAACAGGGGAATCCCCTTTACGGCTTGACCAATCACACACGAAGAATGAAGTCGGACGGTTTTTTTTCCCGCTACCCGAAACCTGAGAACTCCCGTGTTAAGAATCTTAACAAGGAGTACTCTTCGTATGCATAATGATTGGTCAGTGCAAATATAGGTATTCCCCCATTAATAAATTGGGGTTAATGTTTTTTTGTTAAATTATCCATACACATAATAATATTGTCCGCGTGAACTTGGTCAATATCATCAAGGTTTTCCAATAACTGGCACAAAGCCAAATAAAAGGGAGTGATTTGTTTCGCCGTCCAGTTATCAGACTCATCATCTGGAGCATTAGATACGGCTAAAGTAAACATTTCGTGAAGCAACTTTCGTTGGTTACGGAAGTTGATTTTGCAATCTACTACTGGTAGAATTGCTTGCTCAAGCGTGAGCTCGTTTTGGTTCTCTTGGTTTCGCATTTTTGAGAATTTTTAAATAAGCCCACAACAAAGACTGCGAAACCAAGAAAAACTTGAAGATATTCGGTCTTACTCCGAACTTCGATGCTGTGGGTGGATTATTTAACTGAATTTGTTGAAACATAATGTTTCTGTTTTAAATGGTTTCGCAAAGCTAAAGTAGTTTATTAAATAATACAATAGTGCAAATACCCCAAAAAAATTTGCGAAATAATCACTATATACATAGATTAATTGATAAATTATTATAAAACGTATTGTTTATCCATAGATTAATGTATATTTGTACTGTAGTACCGTCACACTATGTAAAATATATGGTAATTATTTACCAATAAGAAACCCTTAAAGTGCTGTGGCGGCCTTTAGGGGTTTTCTTTTAAAAACAATTTATTATGAGTACAGAATTAATTTCGACAATCAACAATCAAGGAATTGTAATTGTAATCGACGAATCAGGACAAAAATTTGTACCTGTAAAACCAATTTGTGAAGCACTTGGAATTGATTATTCCGGTCAATTACAAAAAATGAAAGATGACGATATTTTATGTTCAGTTATGGAGCTCTGCCCCACAACTGGAGCAGATGGAAAAGAATATAAAATGTCCTGCATTCCATTAAAATATGTTTTAGGATGGTTATTTGGAATTTCATCTAAAAGTGTAAAAGAAGAAATTAGAGAAGCATTGAAAGTTTACAAAAACTTATGTTATGATGCTCTTTATAATTATTTCACAGAGCACGCTGTTTTTATAGAAGAAAAGGAAAGAAGACTAAATGATTTTGTAGATAAGGAAGTTGAAGCTCGAAATCATTTCAAAAATGCTGAAAAACTTTTGAGGGAAATCAGAACTGAACGAGATGTTTTTAGAAAAACAACTTTTGAAGAATGGAAAGCAAATAACAATCAAACTAAAATGGATTTGTAATCTTGGCGAGGATAATTCTCCTCGCCAAGATTACAAATATCGGGGCACATCTGCCCCGATAAAAAAAACTCCTATCATCACGATAGGAGTTTTTTTATTGCCGCAATCAAGATCATTGCAATCAGGACTCGAAAGAACCAATTTCTTATTTTTGGATTTTTGTATCTGGGAATGTAGGTCATTAGTTAGTTTCTTTAATAAAACAATCAATATTATTATTTAATTTTTCAATCCATTTTTCTTTTTTCACGTCAAAATCATAATAATATTTAGTAGAATTAAATCTAATTTTTTTAATACCAACACTTCTAATTTTCTTTATATCATCAATAGTAATTATATATTTTACAGTTATATCAGTATCATTTAAAGAATTAAATTCTCCCATATATATTTCTAACGGAGATAATTCAATAAGGGAGTCGTCTAGTAACATCAAACTAATTTTATTATCAGTACCCACAACAATTGATTTTATTCCTGATGTATGATAACCTACCTTAAGATAAGTATAGTTGTTTTTAAAAAAAGAAAAATAAATGCCGGTAGATGTAGTTACAGCAACAACTTGCCGTTTTGTTTCAGTCTTTTTTAATTTAGTAAAAGCATCAAACTCATTTATTTTAAAATCACATTCCTGTGCATTCACAAACCCCGAAACCAACAACAATAACAAAATAATTTTTTTCATAATCCATTTTTTAGTGAGTTGTAAATATAAGAAAAAACCACTCAATTACGAGTGGTTTTTAATTTCATTGTGTTTCCTGTATATTTTCCATCAGCTCACACAAAGCGAGATAGGTGGATTTGAGTTTCCGGGCGGTGAAGTTTTCGGTTTCATCATCTGGAATGTTCGATATTGCTAGAGCAAACATTTCGTGCAAAGCCATTCGGTGTTCTCGTAAAGAGTTAGTAGATTCTATCAGTGGTCTGATAATTTGAGGCAAATCATTCTTCATGTTATTTTATATTAAATTGGTCAGCAATAAAATTAATCAAAAGAGTTGTTCTTTACGGGAAACCTCATTTAGACACAAAATAAATTACTATCGCTCCATTTTGCGGGAGTTACGACTAAAGGTTCAAGTACTTTCAGATCAAAATGAAACTCCATTCCGTAAAAACCATCGGAACCTTCGGAGATTACTTCATCCATTGTTACCGTGTTTTTGTCGAAATTGTTGTAAAGCCAGCCAATGGTTTGCATTTTGCTTTGAACATTTATCCTGGACAAAACTTCTAGGCCTATTTCTTCAGCATTGGTTACAGCCAATCTTTGACCAGGATAATCATCGGTTTTGATTCCGGTGTAAAGAATGGAGAAAGCCAAGGATCTATTATTGAACGTGCGCTGTTCTTTGCCTTCTAGGTGTCCGTAATAGTCGAAAAACACCAAGAAAGGCGATCCCAATCCATCGACTGAGGCGATTTTATTGGCTAACTCCTGAACCGAAGTACTGCAATAATCTTTGATATCGACATGTTTTGTGGCTAATTCTGCGAAAAAGTCATCTACTTTCTGAAAGGATAATACTCTGGCCATAATTATTTAGTGTTAGGATATTCTTTTTTAAATTCATTATAAAAATCCTCAAATTCTAAGGTCAACACCATATTTAATACTGCTTCAACTTCAAATATAGGACAAACTGCGTGCTGTATTTTAAGAACATTAGGAAGGCTTTTTTTATTGGTTTTTATAGACCTTATTTTTAAATATTCGATTGCTAGTTTTAATTGCTCTTCCATAATTATTTTGTGTTACGAGCTCGTTCTTTTTGACGTTCCCTGATGATTGATTCTTCGTAAATAGAAAGGAATTTGGGTGCAAAAACCTTCTCAACTGCTTGATGATTCCCAAAAATTTGAACTTCATCCATCGCGAAGGAATCTATGATTTTTGAAAATGGTTGGTATGGTTTTGGTTTCGTTGGCGTTTTTTCTTCTTCGCCTTCAGCTAGTTTTCGTTGTGGAAATACGTTTGGATGTCGATTGATAAAGTTTTGGCGACAGCCTGAATACGCGTGTGCAATCATAAACTTAACCGGAAGCGGAATCGCATCGGTAATGCGAGAATTATTTTCTAACGAAAGACTGGAAAACGGAATTCGCCTGTCTTCGGAAGAAGGTCGTCGGTTCCAAGCTGTGGGACGGTACAAAATAGCCGTGAGTCGATGCAAATCGTCTGGGTTATTTTCGGTTATCCATTTATAATAAAAAGTATCGGCATAGGAAAGCTCTTCGATGGTTACGTTTGCCAATCTTGGAGCCGGACCATAAACAATTTTACGAAATGGCCAGCGACCTATTTTGATTTGGTTAGGGAATCGAGTCAATAATTCTTTTTGATCAAAGACAAAATCTGTGTATTTCTCCAGTTCCGAAAAAGTCACATTTGATAATAAAACCACAGATTTGATAATATTCCTGAAGGTTGGTTTTGGCACGATCAGAATAGAAAGCACGATTTGTTTGAAACGTTTAGTTTCGACCTGCTCATTTCTGTTATTAAACATAAAACGGCCAATGGCTCGAATTTGCCACTCGGTCAGATCATTCCAATGTTGCGCTATTTTAAAATCAATTCTCATCGAGTGTGTTTTTGGTATCGCGAACAATATTTTTTTCGAGTTTCATTATTTCGGCTTCGAGTTTACCAAATTCAGTAAATGTACATTCGTTTACTTCGGAGAGCATTTCGATGTTTTCGAAAAGGCGTGCTTTTCTTAGTTTTAGGGTTCTGAGTTTTGCTTCCATTAGATCCACCAAATTTTATCACTATACTTTTTCCAAACCAAATAAATTCCAACAGGAATTAACAACCAAAGCAGATTCCACATTGACCAAGCCGAACGTTCTCGTTTAACTGCTAATCCTGCTTTTTTTCCTTCGGTTTTTCCTTTGGATTCCGATTGTTCCGATAATTCCGATTTGTGGAATTCTTCGGATTTTTTGGAATTATCGGTTTTGGTATTGTTTTTTTTAGTGGTTTTCCGAGTGGTTTTCTTCGAATTATTGAGTTTGGTTTCTTTCCCATCGGGATCAATAATACTCGCAGGTTTTGTGTTGTCGATAGGCTCATAGTTCGTTTCTTCGATTACGGTTTCGTTTTTGTCATCAATGATGGTGTTCTCGGTTTTCTTTACGTTGGATTCTTCCTTTTTATCCGAAGTGTAATTATTGGAATTTTCGGTTTTTACTTCTTCGTTGGTTTTGGTTTTGTCGGATTTGGCAGCACCGCAGGAAGAGAAAAGCATTAGGAATGCTAATGCTAGACAAAATAATAAGATTGCAAATATTTTTTTCATAAGAATTGAATTAGGTTCTGTACTAAGGTTCTGTACTAAGGTTCTGTACTAAGGTTCTGTACTTAAATCAGTTTTTCGTAACGTTCTACAATTTCAGCAATTTTAAAAGCCAATGACATTTTATTATTTCGATACTGGAGAAGATCTTCTTTGTTGGTAATGAAACAAATTTCGAGCAAGGCAACAGCTCCCTGTTCGCGCATAAGTCCAAGACCGCCCCGGTGACTTTCGGATTCGGGTTTTATTCCACGATTTTTGATTGACAAAGTGGTTGCACAGGCTTCGACTAGTTCTTTTGCGAAAGCTTTGTCCAAACGGTCGGCATCGTTACCTATAAGAACGGTGGTTCCTGTGGCTGTAGAAGTTCCTGCTGCATCGAAATGAAATTCTAATACAACGGATCCATTACCTGTTTTGATTCTTTCGAGATAGGTTCCAAGGCGTTCATCATCTTTATCGGTGATGACTTCGAGTCCTTTGGCTCGTAGCATTGCTGTAACTAGGTTTCTAAACTCGACGGTTAAGTCGGCTTCGTGGTTTCCGTTTCCTATTGCTCCCGGATCTGGGTTAAGTCCGTTTGGGTTGTGGCCGGCTGAGATGAAGATCATAGTTATGGTTTTATTTCGTTAGTGATATCTTTCACTCCAACAATTAGATTCTTGATTGCTTTTGGTAGATTCAAACCGCAAACTGGCAGGTTTTCCCAAAAGATAGAAAAGAGTTCGTTTGCACAAAAAACCAAAAGACAGACAATTGTTATATCAAATTCAGAATCGGATACGGTTGAAAATTTTATGTTTTTTATTAAAAATGCATGTTGGAATTTTAACAAGAGAAGAGGAAACCCCGTGTACACCATTCCTTTAATAAAACATTTTTTGAATTTGTCACTTGAAAAACCTTGTGATTGTCCAAAGAAATATTTTCCTTTTGGTACTGTTTCTTTCCATTTGAAATAGCTAGCAAATAAACCAGTGAATAGATCTGCAAAAAATAACCAAACTAAAATCCAAACAACGGATTCTAAATCTACTTTTGGAGCAATTGCCATATTTGGAATTACAGTTAACAACGCCATTGGCTTGATGATTGGTTTTAGGAATAATTCTTTCATTTTATTTTATCTCTATTTTTATAATACCTGCTTTGTTTTTCGACGATTGCTAGATCAGCTTTGAAATCGATTATTATTTGTTGAAATTCTTCATCGTTTTTGCAATTGGTTAACCGTTTTGTGTACCTTTTGTTTAATCGTTTTTCACGATAACTTTTTGGAACTTCCTGCAATTGATTTGTTTTAGATTGTTCTGGACATAAAATTTTAAAATGACGATCACACAACTCTTCTGAATTGTGAATTTTAGTAGCCGTTTCAAAACAATACGTGCATTCCATTGTTAATTAGGTTTAAATTATCGAGCACTTTTTCTATGATGGTGTCTGTTAGTTTTGGCAGATGGATTTTCATTAATTACCAATTATTGCTTTCACAAATCTTTCTTGAAACTAATTCATAGCCATATTTATTAGGGTGTAAACCATCCATAAAATAAAGACCATTATTAGTTAATGGATCAGTAGGGGGGGCCCAATATGGCTCTAAAGTCATATTGTATTTACATAAATCTTGAATATCTATAACTTTCACACCATATTTCAATCCACACTCTTTAATTGCGTCTTCTTTTCTTTTCCAATTAGAAGGTTTGGAAAATTCCGAATCGTCGTTATATCTTTTTTGTGGAAATCCAGAAAGTAAAATCAATTCTACTTTTTTTACAGCATCGATTTTAGCTTCTTTTTCAAGTTCTGTTTCTAAACCTGTTAAATTAGCTCTTTCTCTAAAGTTTTCATATTCCAGAAGAATTCTTTGAATAACGTAACTTATAGCTTGAATATAATAAGTTCCCAAATAATCAATAGAAGCATCCGGTTCAGTCACTACAGGCTCTCCGTTTATATTTGTAAATGTGCCTACAGAATTAATAGCACCATCCTGATTCCCTCCCATTTCAAGAAGAATTTTATTTGGATAATAGTCCCATATTCTTTGCAGTTTAGAATTTTCACAAAGTTGAGAAGCCGTTGCTCCACTAAAACCTCCGTTATAAACTTCAGCTCCAGTAATAGATTCTAATGATTTTTTAAACCAAGGGTAATCATTTGACATAATTGAAGTTCCGTATAACAGCACTTGATTATCTATTAATGCTTTTTGAAGAATGTTGAGTTCAGGAACTAAAGCAACAATTTCAAAATTAACAGAAACTCTTACAGGAGAATCAGATACGTTGTTATCATTATTAACTCTAAAACTTCCGTTAGTTGTGTTGTTGTAATAAATAACATAAGAAGAAACGGAAATATAAGAGCCAGCTGGTAAATTAAAATCATAATCTACATTGTAATCATTAGTTCCTGCGATTAGATTTATTACTGGAAAAGTATGTAAAACAGTAGCTACATTTCCATTTATATTTATGCATTTTAAATTCAAAGTGTTACTTCCTGATGCTTTGACCGTTATTTTTTTTAACTTGCTTTCTCTTGTAATTTTAGATTCTTTGTTGACGTAAAAGACATCACCAGTGTCACCGTTTTGAAGTGTTAAAACACTAAAATCAACATTGTTGTTTTTTTTCTCTCCTTCAATTACTTCTAATTTTGTAGATAATTTTAAATCGACTGACGTTTTAGTTTCTATATCGTAAGCTAATTTTAAAGTCGTAATTTCAAAATTAACCGAAACTCTTACTTGAGAATTAGTAGCAGTTGCAGATCCACTTATTAAGAAACTACCATTAGTGCTATTATTATAGTATATATGTTCAGACGATGCGGAAATATAAGAATCTACCGGTAGTATAAAATTATCATCAATACTATATGTATTTATACCTGACAACAAAGTTATAGTTTCAAAAGTATGAAGTACTGTTACGACTCCCGCGCTGATAGTTATACATTTTAAAACCAAAACACTTGCTTGGCTTGATTTTACTGTTATAGCGGACAAAACTCCCTCAATTGTAACTCTAGCCTCTTTATTTACATAAGCATCAACTCCTGTAACTGGATTTTGAAGTGTGAGAGTAGAGAAATCTTCCGTATTGTAATCTGTTGAAAAGTCAGGCTCTAATAAGTCTTTTTCCTCTAATTTCAAAGCTAAACCTGCATCAACATAAGTAATATTCGCTTTATTCTCATTCAAAAACTTTCCTTGTGCTGCACTTAAAGCCTTTGCCGTTTCCGCCGAAGTCAAACTATTTATAACATCAGAAACATTCAATTTCCCACTCAAATCCATAAGGGTCAAACTCATATAAAATACTCCACCAATTCTTTTTAAAGTAGCTGTATTATTAGCAGGAACTACAAGCCCACCCCAATTAGCATAAGTACCAGGACCAACTCCTAAACAATGAGCATTTCCAGTAACGTCTACGGGGATGGGAATAGTTGGATCGCCAATTGCGGTGCTATCTAATAATGCATCGTCAATCTTTTGATCTAATCTATTTTCGGCAGCTGCTATTGCGGCTTGCATTCCTTCGGGTGTGTTTTCGTAAACTTTGATATTTATTGTATCGCTCATCTTGTGGCTGTGGTTTTTGTAGTTATTTTTCCTTCTAAGTAATATTTATTCAAATCTGTTTTGCTCATTAGAACATCGTAGTAATAGGATTCGCAAGTCAATAGTTTTGTTTGTGCGGCCGTCATTGTCGCTTTCAAAATATTAGAATCAACGCCTGAAATTGCTAATCCTGAACCTATGGCTAAATCTATGATTGGCGGTGCTGACTTGCTGTGTTTTACTTGGAGTTTGATCGCTAAGAAATCATTAAGATCTAAAGGCACGTCATTGATGTCGAAAACGAGATCTATTGTGTGCGATGCGTTTTGAACAACATCAAAATTATAGCGAGGAATGGATCCATTACTGGATGTATAACTGCTAATCTCAGAAGCCACGGAAATAGGTCTGAACAAAACAGAATCCGACACTTGACGATTCAAGCAAGAAAGAGTTCCCGCCTCGGCTAGTTGCTTAATGAACTGACGTTCTAAATCCGTTTCGCCAACGAGTTTAATATCGTCGATGCCGTTAGCGGTGATTACTCTTTGTACTTGCATTTGTTTTAATTTTTATCAAAAATAGGGTTGCGACTGAATTTTGAAAAGGACATCTTTTTAGAGCCACAAACCTGATTTTTTCTTTATGATTTTTGCTGTGATTCCAATTTCGGTTTTATCCTGGTACGCAGGAAAAAGAGTTGGATTGGCAACCACTAATTTTTTTAAGGACTTGAGATATTCTTCTCCGGCCAGTTGTCGGTCTTTCTTTAAATCATTGCGATCTTCTTTGGAAAGTTCGCTTTGTTTTTCCCAAGGCAACTGATCTGAGGCGATAACGAAAGAACTATCAGTGAAAGCGAAAGTTCCCGTGATGGCAGCCTTGGCAACTGTAAAAGCTACACAGGCTTTTTGTGCGAGTTCCTGAGCTTCGATAATTATTTCTTCAGTGGATTTGGCTTTGATCAAGGCGAGCGTTTCGGCTCCTAGCATCGCTTTGAAATACTGATCTTCGACTTCACGTATGTAAGGCTTTAGCGCACAGAAAGTCTGGCGATTATTTTGGATGCTGAAATGATCATTGAAGGTCATTGTTTGCTGAACCAATAAATCTTTGAAAACTGTATAGTATTTTGAAGTTTGCCAGTCGGGGAAATCAGCAACGTTTTCTTCCATTATTTGGAAAGCATCGTCTAGAGCTTCGTTGTAGGTTTTCAAGAGCGAACGGTTCAGGTCGCGTTTGTCCTTCCAGTCAGCATTGACGGCTTCTTTGTTTTCGGAGGTTTTGGTTCCTGAATTTGTGATTAAGATGTTAATCGTTGGCATTGCCAAAAGCAAAGAATAATTGGCCACAGCTTCTTCGAGCAGTTCCTTAACCTGGTTTATTGGAGCCGTGTCTTCCGGAACGAAAGTATGGACTACAATAGAATCGTACTGGTCTTGGCCAATGAGGTCTAAGATTATTTTACGCTCGACACGTTTGGCAAATGGTAAAACTTTCTGAAAATCAAAAGTTGCTGAAACGATGATGTGTCGTTTTAAATCTTCGATATTATTGATGAGTCTCATAGGTTATCCGTTTAAAATATTTTGTTGGCCACTTGGATTTTTGTCCAAAGTGGTAAGGTTTACGCTGCCGAACATCCCGATTAAAGCTCTGTCCCAATTGTTGAAGCTTCGCCAGAACAACCAATCATCAGTAACGTAGATTCGTTTTGGGACTAGGCTTGCTGAAAGTACTGTGTAGGCTTCTCGAATGTTGGAACCGGAGCCTCCAAGGTTAGAACCTCCCGGAGTTCCTGCGCCAATTATTGCCGGATTCACTCCCATGGCAAAAAGAATTTCCGAATTGGCAGCAGAAGCATCAGGAAGATAGGAGCCGTCTTTGAGTTTGTTGTCGATTGGCACGACTTTGATACCTTCGACAAATTTTCCGTTTTCTTCGAAGATGGGAGAAGTTAACGAACGCCCACTCGCTTTATTTCCGGACATGTGCTCGTCAATAGTTGTGGCCAAGTCTTCGCGCATTTTCTGGCGTTTCTCAGCGTCGAAGTCATCCCACTCTTCTTTATAATAGGATTCGAAATAGTAATCGGAAATATAAACGATATACTTAAAGTGCATCTGGTTTTCGAACAATGCTTGCTTTAATTCGGGAACTGAGTTAGCCACGTCCATCCATCCGTTACGGTCAACAGCGTGCCATCCAGCTTTTGGATAATAGTTCTCTGTAATGAAAGCGTACTTGGAATCTGTAATAAAATTGAATATTTTCTTTGCTTTGCAGATCTCTTTTATTTGTGCAGTCGTAAACCTCCTTTTATCGAAGTAAGGAATTGGAACTGTGAATTTTGGATTGTTAGTATTCCAGTCGGTGTTTATGAAAACATAAGGAATTGTTCCCGTTTCATCCATCTTGGCATAACGGCAATGTGCAGTTTGATGGCGTTTTACTTCTGTGATGCTTTCTTGAGTGACCGAAAGAACGTGCTCGGTGAAAGCTAATTCAAAAAGTGCGAGGTCTTTTATTTTAGCATCCCAAAATTCGTCGAGGTGGTTTTGCTCGACAAACAAATCGATGTCCGGGAAGTCAGAAAGAAGCTGCTCTTCGAGTTCGATTTTTCGAGTGGTTTCGTTTCTGACTTTTTTGTAAAGATTGAAACCATTCCCGTAAGTTGTCGATGATAAAGTATTCATACCACCAACGGCCGCACCGTTTTTTAGAAACTTTTTATCATAGAAATCCTGTGGGTACAAGTTGCTAGAACCCCAAGGAACCAACTCACCAGTTATTTCTTCATTGGAAGGATCTATTTGTACTTTGATAGCTTGAGGAACTTTAGGAGTTCCGAGTCCACTGACTGCCAAAGTTGCTTTTCCTACGTGGATATTTTTATAATGCTTACTCATAATTTAATAAATAACTTCGTGTCCGTTGAATTTTGTGATGTATCGAAAATTAAACTTTCGAATATGGCCAGAAACAAGTTCAATGTTTCGGGTTGTATTTTCGTAGTGGTTTGGGTTTTTCCTGGTCCGTGCCACTCGGTAAAAATGTTCGATATCGATAAAAGGTTTTCCTTTCTGTTTTTTGCCGATCAGTAATTTTGCCTTTTCATATTTTTTGAGAACCCCACCCATTCCATTATTCCGGTTGAAAGTTCGAAACTCAACATCAAAAGGAATTGCTTCTCCATTGGCATCTACTTTTTTTATCTCTTCCAAAACTTGTCTCAA